CACCGGTAGGAGTTCCAGGTGAGCCCGAAACTGTCCACAACGGTCAGTGCTTCGTCGTGCGACGAGTCGTTCTTGTCGGCCATCGCGAACACGACGATCCCGGACGCGTCCGGCGGGGTGAAGGCGGCGGTGACGGTGGTAGTGGTGCTGCTCGCCGCTACGGCCGGGGACGATCCGTCGACTGCGATCGCCATCTCAGGAGGTATCTCCGGTGAACGTGCCGGCCATCGCGTTGTAGTTGTTCTGAATGGTGAAGTTGATGTTGGAGTCGGTGTCGAGTTTCCGGACGGCGCCGGTCGCGACCCCGGTGCCGTTGCTGGGCATCGGCACCGTGAACGTCGTCGAGCTGCCCACCGTCGCGAGGGTCCACACCCCGTTGGCGTTCGTGTTGACCAGGTGCCCGACGACCTCGACCACATCCCCGACGACGAGGCCGTGCGCGGTCGCGGTGGTGACCACGATCGGGTCCGCGTTCGTCGACGAGGAGATCTGGGTCGGCTTGAACCAGGTCAGCGAGGCGCCCGGGTCGCTGGCCACCATCGCCAGGAACTGCGGCGACCAGGCGTTCGGGTTGGCCAGGATCTTCGTCGCCAACTGCTTGCGCTTGATGTACACGGTCTGCGTGTTGGTGCCGATCACCTCGGACATCACGGTGACCGCCCAGCGGACCATGCCGCAGCGCACCCGGTCCTGGGATCCCGGGTCGGCGACCATCTCCGCGCCCTGGGACAGGGTCAGTCCAGCCACGTCAGACCTCGATCTCGACGTTCATCCGGATGCTGTGCGAGCCCGGCAGGGTGTTGCCGATGTTCACGAACGCGAATCCGTTCGCGGTGCCGATCGCGCAGATCAGCTCCTCCATGAACTCGTACGGGATGTCGAGTGTGGACTGGGTGTTGAGCGGGATCACCGCGACAGGGTTCGCGGCGAGGGTCGGGCCGGTGGTGCCGATCGTCGTCGCTGTCGTCGCGATGATCCCGACGGTCGGGTCGGTCTGCGGCGTCCACGTCTCGTACGGCTGGCCGAGGACGGCCGCGGCGAGGCCGGTACCGGCCGGGGCGACGGTCTGCCGGTAGACGCCGACGGAGATCTGCTGCGACGTCGGCACCGAACCACCGGCGATCACACCGAGTTGGAGGCGACGCAGCCGGTACCCGGACGTTGCTGAGGCACCCCAGTAGCCGAGGTAGCCGTTGACGGTCGTGGTGGCGTTGACGCCGGAGAGCTGGGCGGCCTGCGACAGCAGGGTTGCGCCATAGCGGGCCATACAGGGTCTCCCTATTGGTGGCATGACGAATCACCCGAGCGCATAGGCCCGGGTGCACAGAGGTCGTCCACAAGCTGTGGACTCAGAAGGTCAGCGCGGTGTTCGGCGGCAGGATCGGGACCGGGACCCAGTGCCAGTCGGGGTCCGGGAAGCTGAACTGCGGCGTGTCGCCGGTGCCAAACTGCGCCTGGACGGCCCGCAGGATGTCGTTGCGCCGCTGCCGGTCCCAGGTCACAGAATGGTCGTCCACCGATTCGGACGCGGCGCCGTCCGGGTTGCGCCACGAGATCGCCGCGAGTTCTAGGGTCCAGCCGAACAGCGAGTCGGAGATCGGCAGCACCCAGTCGGTGAGGCCTGCAGCGTCCAGGGCCCAGCCGGAGGCGACACGCCGAGCGACGACTGCGCTCGACGTGTCGACCGACTCCTTCATGTAGCTGGCGAACTCGTCGATGGTGAAGAGGTCCGAGGCCGGCATGGTCCCCTCCTACCGCCTTCTCAGCTGCCGAACTCGGCGACGAGCTCGGCCTTCGTCTTCTCCGACAGGGCCGCGCGGGCGTCCTCTTCGGACACTCCCTCGGCCCGTTTCGACACCGCGTAGTCCAGCCATGCCGCCTGCGCCGCGTTGCCGTGCGGCCGGGTGGGCGCGCCGGCCGGTTCGGCGGGCACCACGACGATCGCCTCGACGGGGTCGGCCTTCGCCTCGACCGGCGGGTCGACCTCGACGAGCATGTCGTTGTCGAGGTGGTGCTGCAGCGAGGCCGCGTCGATGTTGTCGCCCTCCAGCACCGCGTCGGCGTAGTAGCCGCGGTGGATGTATCCGCCGGACGCGTCGTCGCGGACCTTCGGCGTGATGTACGGGGCGGTCACCCGGTAGCTGCTCATGCCGGCACCCACCTGACTGGCAGGCCGGTCGTGACCGTCTCCAACGCCGTGCCGACGATCTTCTCGAACGTGTTCGCGGCGATCGTGGCGAGGGTGCCGGCCGCGCCGGCGACGAGTTTGTCGCCGGCGGTGATGGAACCCGACGAGGTGCCGGTCCATACGCCGGCCGGGACGAACACCCGGACGACCGCGGCGGACGCCGCGTCGGCGACGGCGACACCGACGACTGCGGCGGAGTTCGCGGCGGCCGGGGCCAGGGTCATCGACCCGGACACGGCGAGGATCTGGCCGCCGGTGACGGTGGCCGAGGCGGTGCAGCCCTCGAACACCACCACGGGACCCTCATGTGGATGGTTGGCGTGCTTGACCGCCCAACCCGAGGTTGCGGAGACGGCGGCCATCAGATGACCACGCCCGTGATCTTCACGCCGGCGCCGGGCTCCTGGACCACGGGGACCGTCTTGCGGCGGCCCTGCAGGTCCCAGGCGTCGTTCTCGTCCTTGCGGATCGACTTGATCTGCACGGCGAGGTCCGCGACCGCGTAGCCGGGCGCGCCGTCGACCTCGTCGGCCATGCCGCCGAGCGACGCGGAGTCCAGCACGTAGGCGGTGCCGGCGGGGATGTTCGGCGACACGACGATCGCCAGGCCGGCGACGGTCTCCAACATGCCGGTGTAGACCGGGTTGTCGGTCGCCTCCCGGCGCCACGCGTTCGTGATGACCGTGTCGGACATCATGAACGCGTACTGGTTGTCGTTGATCGCCAACGTGTCCGGGTGGTAGCCGAGGTTCAGCGACAGGATCTTCGCCTTGGCCTTGAGGATGTCCCGCAGGAACGTCGGGGTCGCACCAGACCAGTCGGACGTCGCCGCGCTGGTCGCCGTGACCGCCGACGAGATCGCCGACATACTGATGCCGTCGACCTGCGAGATGACCGAGTTGACGACCTTCCGCATCTGCCGGTCTACCGCGGCGCCCGCGTACACGTTGCGGGTGATCTCCTCGTCCGTCAGGAGAACCTTCTGGCCCCACTTCTGGATCGCCGCGACGCTCGCCGTGCCCGTGGGCAGGTTCGCGTACGGGTATTCGGAGCCTGCGCCGACAGCTTCGACGGTGCGGTCGGACACGAACGGTTCGGTCATCTCGTACAGCACGGCGCCGCCCTGGGAGCGGAACCGCTGCGTCAGCAGCTGGTCGGAGACGAACCGGAGGTCGCGGTAGTCCCGCAGCCGACGGGCGATCGCCGTCGGGGACTGCAGGAATCGGCTGATGGAAAGGACATCGCCCGAAAGGGTGGGCGCTGCTGCCGGAAATGTGCCTGGCATTGCCTATCTCCTCTCGGGTATCAGCCGCGGCCGACGAAGCGGACCTTGGCGGGGTTCGTGGCGGTGGTCAGCGCGATGCCGATCAACGTGCCGGCCGCCGCACCGGTCGCGACGGCGACGGTCGCGACGATGCCCGCGGCGGCGGAACTGATGCCGTCGAGGGCGGTGATGGTGCCGGTGGCGACGATCTCGTGGACGACGTTCGTGAGCGGCCACACGGAGACCCGCGCGCCGGTCGCCGCGTCGTGCGCGGCGACACCGATCGCGACCGCGGAGACGCCGGCGGCGGGACCGACGGTGCCGGTCGCGACGGCGACGACGACCTGGCCGCCGGTGATCGCCGATGCGGCGGTGAAGGTCAGGGGCAGAGCCCCGCCGGTGTACACCGGGGAGTAGTCGGACATGTTCACGCCCCCTTGCGAGTGGTAGGCGGGAACAGGCTGGCGTACTCGCGGTCGAGTTCTTCGCCGTCCGCGTCGGAGTAGCCGGACGCCGTCACCGGGATGACGTTGCGCGCGAGGCCGTCGATGGCTTCGCGGGCGCCTTCGGGGTCGGCGTCCCACAGCCGCACCCAGTGCTCGCGGCGGGCCGGGGCGAACTTGCCGTCCTGGACGGCCTTGGCGATGATCTGGTCGCGTTCGGCGACCCGCTGCTTGTCCGCGGCGGCTTCGAGGCGCTTGATGCGGTCCTGGGCGGCTTCCCACGCGGACGCGTCGACCCGCATCGTGCCGGCCATCTCCCGCGCGGGTGCCGCGGTCGGTGGTGCGGCGGGCGGATCGAACAGGCTCGCCTGCACGGGTGCCGGGTCGGGGGCGGGCGGGGCGAGGCCGGCGGTGACGATGGCGGCCATCACCTCGTCCTCGGAGGCGTCGGACTGGAGGTCCAGCGCCTCTCGGATTTTTACGGGATCCACGCGGATCTCCTTCTTTGTTGGCGCTTCCGCCTCCAGGGCGGGAGTTCGGGCAGCAAAAAGCCCCGCGCTCGGCGGGGCTCCCGTTGCTGGATCGGGTGGCGGGTCGGGTGCACGCGCGACGATCCGGGCGGACGCGGCGACGCCCAAGGCCTGCGGCAGGTCCCGCAGCGACCGGATAGAGGACATGCCGGGCGGGGTGACACCGAGGAGAGCGAGGCCGTCCACGACGAGGGAGTAGGTTTCGCCGTCGTCCTCGTAGTCGGTCCAGCCCTCCATCGACCGGTCCGGCCACGCTGTCGGGGCGGCCGCGGCGAGCCAGTCCGGCATGCCGGTGATGTCCCCGACGAGGACGGGCCCGTTGTCGTCCTCGACCCGGAGGTTCCCGAGCCAGCCGAGGGACGGCTCGCCGTCGCCGGCGAACCGCGGGTCGGAGTGGCCGAGTTTCACCGGGGACGGGCGGGCGCCGGGCCGCTGCGCGTACCGGGCCGCGTCGGCGAGCATCTCCGGCGTCACGGTCAGCTCGCCTGACGAGAGCTTCCAGGTGCCGGGGCGGGCAACCTCGACGCCTTTCAGGTCTGCCGATGCCTGCGTTTTCTGCCCGACATTGAAATCAATGCCGTATTTCTTGCCGGCAGCGAGGATTTTCTTCTTTATTTCGGCGACTTGTTCCGGCGTGTACTTATCCGCGTTACTCGGCATGTTGATGTAGCTCCACGCCGCGCGGCAGTGCGCTTCAGAGTCCAGCGGGTACCGGTGCTTGCCGTCGGACTGATAGCCCGGATCGGCGTACGTCACGTCCCCGTACGGCTTCTGCGGGTCGGCCGCGGCGTACGCGACCTTCTGCACGTGCTTCACTGCGGGCTTAGCGGGCGCCGGCTTGGCCGGGGTGTGCTTGGCGGGCATCTTCGTCGGCGCGTGTTTCGCGGGGGCCGGAGAGTGCTTCGCCGGGGTCCTGGCCGCGGTCAGGCGCGCCAGGAGCTCCGGCGTGACCTTCCCGTCCTGCGGCACGCCGAGCGCCTTCTGCGCCTTCTCCACCGCCGCGGTCGTCCGCGGGCCGAGCTTGCCGTCTAGCTTCAGCGGATGCCCCTCGGCGTCGGTCATGCCGAGCCGGTTCAGGGCCTGCTGCAGCCGATGGACCCGCGGATCCCCGTTCGGAGAGCCGTAGCCGGTGCCGTGGTTCGACTTCGGATCGAAGGCGAGGGTGCCGTTGTCGTGGGCGGCCGGGTGGGTCGTCTTCTTCGGCGCGGTCTTCGCCGGCGTCTTCGCGGGTGCTTTGCCTCCGCCGGTCGGACCGAACTGGCCCCCATCGGGAGAGCCGGCAGGAACGTGTGGCGGCTGGTAGCCGGCGGCATTCAGGGCGTGCGTCATCACCCACGCACCTCACCTTCAGATACGTGGGCCTTGCCCATTTGATCAGCCGGGGCCTACGACGTGGCCGCGTGGAGGTTTGCCGTGCTTGACCCTGTTGACATCTGCGCCGGGCCAAAATCCGTACCGAAGGTGGAACCATTCAGCCGCGGTGCGTTTGGCCATTTCCGGGTTCAGATACTTCAG